TTAGATGAGAATCAAATAATTGAATACCGTGAAGGTGTTGAATTAGAAGCAGGTGTTGCAGTTGTATTTGAACAACTGTCAGACCCTGCAGCCTTATTAGGAGAGTTTGTATCAGATCCAGGACAAGTATTAGAAGCACTTGGACAATTGGGTGCTGATATGACAGAAGAAGAAAGAGAGGACTCACAAACAGTTGTTGTTGCAACAGTTATTGTGGGTCAATTAATAGGATCTGTAGCAATGTCTTCAAGCATAGTACAGATGAATGCAAGAGCAGAAATAAGGAGGATAACATGATAAAGGCAATATTAAAACCTTTTAAGTTTATCTTCAAAGCAATTAAGTTCGTAGTTATGTTACCCATAAACCTAGTTAAGTTTACTCTAAGCAAGGTTTGGGCGGTAATTAAATATGTTCTTAATCTTGTTTGGAAGATACTTAAAGGTATATATAAAGGAATAATCGGGGTAGTTAATGAAGCAAGTCAAGTTATTACCTGGATTATTACAAGTATCTATAATGCAATTAAATGGGTATTTATTAATACCTGGAAATTAATTCTATGGATATTTAAAAAAGTATGGGAATTAGTAAAATTTATATGGGCATGGCTAGTAGAAGCATTTGTAGAAACATTAAACCAATTGTGGACATTACTAGGTATGTTCGCAGCATGGCTAGTACTCGAGGGTAGTGCAAAAACTACTGTTGGGTATGCAATTATATTAGTTCTTATCGTATGGTTAGTTACTATACGAGTAAGGGAAGGAGAATAAAAATGGCTAAAGAAATAAAATTAGATGACGAAAAGAAAATGGGTGCAGTTAGCGGAATAAAGAATATTCTACTTAGAATAATCGCCGTGTTTGCAGCCAATGGTCTTGGAGTTATTGGTGCTGGGGCAATCATCGGTATTGATACAATGAGTGCAATCATTCTTGCAGGAACACTTGGTGTTGCTACAGTAGTTGAAAAACTAGCACGAGGATTCATTGATGACGGAAGACTAGATATTGACGAAATCAATGCAGCATTTAACTCAGTAGATAAGAAAGCAAATTAATACTGGGGGGAATCTAGTCTAGGAGATCTAGGGCTGGAAGTTTTATGGCTGGTGGGTTGCCTAAAACACCTTAAAGGAGTATAATAGTGTCCATGTCTGAATCAAATTACTGCAAAGACTGCAAACGTTTAAAGGATATTGCCTGCACTTGCGGCATGACCTTCGCAGAAAAGATTAAGACGACCTCAGTTAACTGGGCTACCTGGTCAGATACTAGAAAAGGCTCTTGACTTGGCAGTTACTTGCGGGTATAATTATAATAAGTTGTCTTCTTTTATTAACAGAAGAAGACATTATGAAGCATATAAGAAAGAAGTTTAATGTTAAACGATCCAAAAAGCCAGACAATTCATCAGGCTTTTATTAAAAAATTTGGTCAAAGAATAGATATAGATTATCTTAATACAGAAGAAGTAGTAAATTTCTTTTTACACTCATCTGACGAATACGATAGAAAAGTGTTACAAAATAGATTAGATAGATATAATGACACTAAACGCTAGAGGTATTCCCACTAGATGTTGTCCCATGTGTGGTACAAATATATTTAAAGTTTTAGTTACATTTGATGAAGAATACAATATAGAACAATATTTGTTAGACTCAGAATGTGCAGAGTGTGGAACTCTTATAACTGCACCAACACCACTAGATTTAGAAGTATAAAGGAGAATAATGGCACAAAAGAAAACATCTGATAGAAACACTAACAGATCAAATGGTAAGGCAATAAAGCAAAATCCAAAAGAACCAAACATTGGAGCAACTGGAAGAAGTCGTGGTGGTTATAACTTAATCAAAAGACCAGACAAGGCTGCTTCATGGGATCCTGCAAAAAAACGTGCTGCTAGAAAGGCTCGTAGAAAAGCAGCAAACCTTGCATATAAACATGGTATTAGAACTGGTCAATTAAAGAAATCAACAGCGAGTGCAGATTCGTAAACATAAAGACTATAGAGTAAATGAACTTGCAGAATTTATAGAACATTTACAAGATGTTAAATATCATATAAAGCCATTTGAAATGGCAGAAAATATAGTATTATTTATGGATGATTTAAGAGGTAAAGAATATGCTCAAAAAATGTTAAAACATTTAAATGAAGAAAAACAATATAGGGGTAAGTAATGAAAGTTAAAATAATAATACTATCATTAGTAATATCTTTTCTACCCTCGATATCTTTTGCTGATACATATATAGAAAATAAGCACGGTAAAATAACATGGAGAACTTGTAAACTATTTTATGTTTATGATGATTATAAAAAAGATGAAATAATCCCTACTATTAGATACATAGAGACTATATCTAATTTTACTTTTAGAAAGTGGAAAAAATCTATGAAGAAGCAACCTCATATAGAAATATACTATTTAGGATCTACTGACTCTAATGTACTAGGAAGAACTACATTAATGGATAGTTACAATAAAGCAAGGATAGATAATGTTTATGTATCTATGTTTACAAAAGATCAAAACGTCTTGCTTCATGAATTATTGCATGGTATTGGACTTGCCCATAGCGATGACCCTAACTCCCTAATGTACCCTTACGACTCAGAAAATCAGGTACTAACAGAACAAGACCTAATAAATATTAGGAATATACCCTGTGGAAGTAAGGTATAATAATAGCATGTATGAATATCATGTAAGAAATGTAAATAAGATAGTAGATGGCGATACAATAGATGTTGATATCGACCTAGGCTTTGACATATCATTTTCATCAAGAGTTAGACTGGCTGGTATAGATACCCCAGAATCTAGAACTAAAGATGCACACGAAAAGAAACTTGGACTAGAATCAAAAGAATGGCTTAAAAAAACACTAGAGCATGGTAAAACTGTAGTTATTAAAACTGAAAAAATGGATTCATCTGAAAAGTATGGAAGAATTTTAGGTTGGCTATTTGTTGACGGTGTTAACTTAAACTTAGCAATGATTGACCAAGGATATGCTTGGGGATATCTTGGTGACACAAAAGTTAAAAACTTTGACGAACTACTAGCAAAAAGAAATAAAAAGGCGTAATTAGTGTTAGCAGACATAAAGGTCATTGGGTGTGGCGGTGGCGGAGTTAATGCCGTAAATCGCATGATAGATATGGGTTTATCTGGTGTTGAATTTGTTGCTTTAAATACTGATGCTCAAGCACTTATAACAAGTCCAGCAAATATAAAATTAGACATTGGTCGTAATGTTACTAAAGGACTTGGTGCAGGTGCTGATCCAGAACAAGGAAGACTTGCAGCAGAAGAAAATGTAGAAGACATTAAAGATATAGTTTTTGGTTCCGATATGGTATTTGTTACAGCAGGTATGGGTGGAGGAACTGGTACTGGAAGTGCTCCAGTAGTTGCAAGAGCAGCAAAAGATGTTGGTGCACTAACAATAGGTATTGTTACTACTCCATTCTTTTTTGAGGGTAAACAGAGAATGAATAAAGCCTTAGCGGGTATAGAAAAATTAAAAGAACAAGTAGACACTATTATAGTAATTCCTAATGAAAACTTATTAACATTATTAGATCCAAAAGTAACTATGTCAGAAGCATTTGAAGAAGTAGATACTATTTTATTAAAAGGTATTGCTTCTATTACTGATTTAATTACTACCCCTGGATTTATTAACGTGGACTTTGCAGACGTAAGACGTGTAATGGAAAACGCAGGAACAGCATTTATGGGTCTTGGATTTGGAGAAGGAAAGAACAGAGCAGATCAGGCAGCAGAGTCAGCAACTACTAGCCCTATTTTAGATGTTAACCTAAAGGGTGCAAAAGGTATATTACTTTCAATTGCATCAGCCTCTAATATTACAATGGCTGAAGTCTCAACAATTACAAGTGCAGTATCTGATAATGCTCATGAAGATGCAAATATAATTTTTGGTACGGTAGTAGATGAAACCTTAGAAGATCAAATACGTGTAACTGTTATCGCAACAGGATTCGAAAAAGAAGATGTTTAATGAATCAGTTACATCATTTTTATCACATATATTGTAAAGGTAATTGGGAAGTACCAACTCAACAACATATAGAAGCATTACAAAAGTATGGATTATTAAATAATCTTACATCTTTTCAAGTAGGATTAGTTGGTCCACCAGACAGAAGACAGCAAGTAAAAGATTATCTTAACTCTCTTAATATTAAATATATGGTTTGTAATGAAGTAGATGATGGATGGGAACAAGAGACTCAAGATAAGATGTGGGAGTTTTCTCAATTTAATGACGGCTTTGTTTTATATGCACATACAAAAAATGCAGTGAATATTAATCCATTACATATTAGATGGCGTAGATCTATGACCTACTATACCGTGGTTATTTGGTCTGAGTGCGTAAGACTTTTAAGCGAAGGTGTCTCAGCAACTGGAAGTCATTATCTACCGTCATCAAATAATGAAGTTCATAGTATGTCTGGGTTTTTTGGTGGCACATTTTGGTGGACTCATTTAAAATATATTAGAAAGTTTCCAAAACCATGGAGAAGAGGCCGTCACGATGCAGAGGGCTGGATAGGATTTCTTAAGGAAACAGTTGAAGGAAATGGAGAACAACTTAGAATTCATGATTTTAACCCTAGTCACCCAGCAGAAGATTCGGGTATGAAAATAGAATGGTAGATTTATATCACTTCTATCATATATACTGTGGTCCTAACTATATAGGACAAAAAGATACTTGGAAAGAGTCTGTAGGAATACATATTGATTCAATTAAAAACTATGGACTAATTGATAAATTAAAAACTATACATATAGGATTAGTTGGTCCAGAGATAGATAGAAATGAAGTAAAGATATTTTTGAATGAAAAAGGAATTAATTATACTATTGTTGACGAAAAAGATCATGGTTGGGAACAATTAACTCAAAATAAAATGTATGAGTTTTCCCAATTAAATAATGGATATGTTTTATATGGTCACTCAAAAGGAAGTTATAATTTTAATAATCAAAATAGAGACTGGTGTAAATCTATGATCTATTTTAATATTGTTAAATGGGAAGATGCAGTAGAAAAACTAAATACTAATGACGCAGTAGGGTGTTACTGGTTTGATTTTACTGGGCAAGTGGGGCCTGGTGGTCCACATACAGGACAAAGATGGTTTGCTGGAACATTCTGGTGGTCTAAACTAGAACTTATTAAGACAATTAATCCACCAACAATGTTTTCAAGATGGGATGCTGAAGTTTGGATTGGAAAAATTCCTAATATAAAAATTTATGATATTACTAATAGTGGTGGGCCACATCCAGGAAATATAGTAACTACTTGGTAATACATCTAAATCTATTAATAACTAATTCATAATCTTCATGGCGATTCATATTCTCCATCGTAATACTTTCTACATCATCTAAATCTTTTATGCATTTATTTATATACTTTAAGTAAGTTTTATTTTTCATAAAGTCAGCATAGTTATTATTAGATATATGTATGCTTTTAACATAGTTTGAATTAGGTATAGATCCAGATTCAATATATTCATTTGCAGTATCAAAATGAGCATAGATATTATCTATGTTTGATCCTTCTATAAACTTATTTATATAATCAGATTCATATCCAAAGTTATTATTATATACCCTTGCATTGTTTTCTAAACAAAAAGATATTCCACGTTTACTAAATATGGATGATACAAAATCAAAAAATCTAAGATACTTAGTCACGTCATCTCCTTGCCTTGTTGAAGGAGATCCGTAAACAACGTGCTTTGCACCAAGCATAAAGGCATAGACAGCAACCTGATCAAAATGCTTTGATAGATATAGATAGTCATCCTTGTTTAGTTTACATATCTCAAAGTCTAATCCAAAGGTAATGCTTTGAAATGAGTTAACCTTTAGCCCAACCCTTTGTATTACAAATTTAAGATCCTCAATGTCCTTTACTGATATATCCTGCCACTTTTTATCTAATACATAAGTAAGAGGTAATTCAATATATTCAAATCCATATCTCTTTATTGTATTCAATACTGTTTCTAGTTTTTCTTCCTCAAGAAGACTTAGTAATGATACCGCTTTTATCATTTATAAATACCCTCATATCTTCTAGTATGTCCTTTTTACTAATTAAATAATTCCAATGATTGTAGGTTGTTTTCATATCATACACCACATCAGCCTTTTCAACATAGTTTTTTGATTTATATTTAAATAGATCAAAGACTTCTTGATTAGTTATAGGTTGGGTAGCACAGTTTAGAACTTTTATATCTTGAGTTTGTACAAATCTAATCATTTGTTGTACAAGATTTACATTTATCCATTGAAGTTGGTTATGAGGATTAACTGTATCCAGGTAATCATAGTTACTTGTAATTAAATCAAAAAGAATGTTCTTCTTCATACCATGACCATAGACCGTAGGAAGCCTCAGAATGCGGTAATTTAGCCCTTTTACGGCATCTTCTAGCAGCCTTCTATGGTTGCTATAGGGTTGATCAGAAAACGTCTCATCTAGTTCAAAATTTCTATTTCCTTTTGAGTAGTCAAATATGTCACAAGTAGATAAGTGTATTACCTCATTAGCGGTTGAAGCCTTCACAGCCTCTATAAGTCTAGATACCTTGGCCAAATCATCTTGTGGATTTTTATTTGCTTGCCACTTTACAGCCGATGGTGCTGCAATTATTAGGGTGTCGTGATTAATATCTGGTAGTTTGTGTATATTTTTAGAGTTATAAATATTACCTATTTGCTTTCCATAGTCTCTCATTAACTGTTGACCTATGAATCCTGAATATCCAACTAAACTAATTGCCATCTATTTCCTTCTTAATTAACTCGTAAGTGGAGACTATAGATGAAATCTTACCACAAAGTACTGATATTACACAACCATCTCTCACTATAGAGGTAGTTCTAAGATCATTAGTGTCGTCTTTAAGTTTTACCTTTGGAGATAGGTATAGTTCTTTTAACGGGGTAGAACTATTTACTCCTTTAAAATACTCTGAACAGTGAGTTAATAATTTATGTATATCATACTTAAGCATTAGATCTTTGTCTATTAAATCTCTTTTAAGTTTAGTTATAAATTCTTTGTGATAAGCAGTTTTAAAATATGGGGTATAGGAAACACTAGATAGAGTTATATCACCTAATCCATTTTGATAGGCTGATACATAATTTCCATCCATAATGGTAATACATATATCTTCTTTAAAGAAGTTCTCTACAACTGGAATAATGCATATTTCATATTTAAGATTAAGTATCTTATCTTTTGATACTACACCAAGATTAGGGTTGTTATATGTACAATTTATTATGTAGTCATATTTTTCATCATCTATCTTATTGCCATCAATCTCAGTGATATTTCTTTTAAGTTTTAGGGATATGTTTTTAGAGTTCGTAATCCTTTCTTTAAAGTACTCGTATGCCTTCTTTAAGTTTATAACTTCTTCTGTGTTAGATATACCGCCTTCAATTAGTTCAGTATTTACAAAAGGCTCAACCTCAAAGTTATCTATTTCTCTAAAGGGTATGCTAAAACTTTTATATTTATTAACATATTCTTCTAAGTTTACCTTGCTATTCTTTTCTATTAAATAGTAGTTATCTTTAACAGGAGATATTAAATCATGATACTTATCTTTAAATGACTGATAGTTGTTTAAAATTTGATCTATAGTCTCATTTGATCTTGGATAATGAAATCCTTTATGAATCCTATGTTGATTGTTAGAGGCAGCACCTTTAAATATATCGTTACACTTTTCGTAGAGGTCTATCTTTATATCTGGATAATCTTTTGATAACTCTAAGGCAACAGAAGATCCATAAAATCCAGAACCAATTACTGCAATTTTCATTAGACCGTCACATTCATTCTAGGTTGGTCACCATTCCAGTTTGACTGTGCTTTGTATAAATCTAAATATTCAAAATGTCTAATTCTTCTTGGTGTAGAGGTTCCGTATGGATTCTCCATTTTTATGCTGCCATTTCTGCTGCCACATAATTGAGAAAAGTTTCCATCAGAGTATTTTAATAAATGATCTTCATTGTGAACGCCCCAAATCTTTTTATCATGAATTATTTTTGGATCTGTTGAAGTATTTTTGCAATTTAACACTCTGTCAATTTGGTTACATAACCAAGATATTTTATATAATCCTATATTCATAGATACGGTTATGTCTAATGGACATGTATCTCTACCATCTTCTGGAAAATATTTTTCTAAATTAAATACAAAATTAGGGCCAACCCAGCATGTATCGTGCATATAAAAGATGTAGTCGTAATTTTTATAGGTTTCCTGGTTTTCAATTATGTGAATCATCGGGGTATATTCAAATGAATTTTGTTGTTCACAATAAATCTTATCTATACCAAACTTATTTCTTAACTCTACCTCTTTACTAGATGCCTCAATAGGGTCTTGAAAGTCCCCCACAACTAACAAAATGCTATCTTTATCTATTCCAGCCTCAAGTAAAGACCATATATTCTTATCTATAGTTGTTTCATAAAAGCCTTTGCAGGAAGATACAGCAAAAAGGACATTATAGTTTTTTATTTTCATATCTTGTCAATTATATCAGTGCGTGATATAATATTATGGTTACCCTGCCGAATGGGGGGTAGCAAGTAACTCGCTGAAAAGGAGGCAAAAACATGGTAAGTTCACTAATGCGACAAATGCAACTAGAACCTTTTTTCTTAGGTTTTGATGATGCATTTAATCAGTTGATGGGATTAAAAAATGACCTCAACAAACATATCTCAAATTATCCACCTTACAACATCAAAAAAATTGATGACAACGAATTTGAATTAGAGTTCGCTGTTGCTGGTTTTGACAAAAAAGATGTTAAGGTCGTAATGGATATGGGCAAACTACGTGTTTCTGGAACAATTGGAGAAAGAGAAGACGGTACAGAATTCCTACATAAAGGAATTGCTACACGATCATTCTCATCTACATTTGCTCTAGGAGAACACGTTGAAGTTGAATCAGCCGAGGTAGAAAACGGACTATTAAAAGTACGTTTAAAAAAATATCTACCAAAGCATTTACAACCTAAAGAAATTGTAGTAAGATAGAAGTATTCCTTTAGTAGGGGAATATCAGAGGCGGGGTTGACAATGTCCCCCGCCTTCTGCTATTATTAACCTATGTCAAACACTATAAAAGTATATTGGGCACCAGTTCATCACGGTATAAATAATCCCCCAAGAGATTTTAATATGTTTTATTATGACATAGAATCGTTGCTTGTCTATCTTAATAAGAATAAAGCCTTGACAGAAGATAAAAAGAATACCTTTTTAAGATGCCCTTCATTTATTAATTTAAATAAAAATACTTTTATTTTAGAAAACCCTTTAAAAAGTCATATAAAAATAGAAGGTTCAAAGATAGTTCCAGTAGTACAAAGTAATATAGGATTTAATTTTGATCACGAACCATCTATATTTAAAAACCCATTAATTGTTTATGACATGAAGTGGGTATTTTTTACAGAAGAAGATGAATTAGAGATGGAGTTAACATCTCCTTATTTTTCAAATGCCCCACATATGCAATACGGATCAATAGTTCCTGGAGGCTTTGACATAGGAAAATGGTTTAGGCATATAGCCCTTGAGTATAATTTATGGAATGATGGAACAGAAATGAAAATAGACAAGGGAGAGCCACTAGCATACGTGTCTTTTAAGACAGATAAAAAAGTTGAATTAGTTAGATTTAAGATGAACCTAGATCTAAAAACATATGCTCAGAGTGCTGCCAACTCTTCTAAATGGGAGCCAATGGTTCCTTTAGTTGAAAGGTATGAAAGATTTAAAAGAACTAGGATGAAAAACTTAATAATGAAAGAAATAAAAGAAAACATACTTGACAATAATAATAGTAAATGATAGTATAGATACCTAACAGATTGGATATATATGGCACTTCATAATCACTTACTAGTAAACGGATATGTACTTTTACCGCCAACAGAAGAAAAGACAACAATTGACTGGATGGCACAACTAGTACAAGATATAGATATGAAAGTTATTCAAGGACCATTTGCCTCTTATGTAACAAAAGAGGGTAATCGTGGTTTAACAGCAGTTGTAATGATTGAAACATCACATATTGCAATGCATGTATGGGATGAAGAAGATCCAGCATTCTTACAATTTGATCTTTACACATGCTCAACACTACCTGTTGAAAAGGTATTAAAAAACTTAGAAGATACATTTGGATTACATAATTATCAAAGTATGGTATTAGAAAGAAGTTCTGGATTTAAAGTTATTGCTAGAGAAGATTGGAATGTAGTCGGTTAATGGAAAAAGACTACACAGCACCAGATTGGTCAAATCTAGAACAACATAAAATTTTAATTGAATCAGAATTAAAAGCAAAGATGGATTACTTTGACTGGCGTGATCTTGGAGTTTCTAATGGTTGGATTTCACAGCCTTTTTGTGATACACATGATTCTGGATACATGACAGATGAAGAAGAGTTAGCGTGGGAAAACGGAGAAGATCCATGCATGATGGTCTTTAGAATTTGGGAAGACAAAATAGAAACAGATTCTTATCAACAAACTATTTTTGATGAGTAATTATGGATAAATATTTATTGCTAGACTTTTGGGCACCTTGGTGCAGTCCTTGTAAATTGATGAATCCAATCATTGATGAGATAGAGAAAGAGTATGACCTTAAAGTACAAAGAATAAATGTAGATGAGGATTCAGCAATGGTACAGCAATATAACATAACAAGTGTTCCAACATATATCTTACTTAAAGATGATGGTGAGATAGTAAATTTTGTTGTTGGAGCGAAGGCAAAGGTTGGCTTTGTCAAACAACTAGGATTGGACAATCTATGATAATCGATTTAGAACCGTGGGAATATGAACATGCATATCAAGTTGGGGTAAGAAGATATACAGAAAATTGGAATAAGCAAGATGCTTCATACTATAATAAATCTAGCATGGAAGAAGATAGAAATGCTCAGGTAGCAGCAGCCATATGTGAACTTGCTGTTGCAAAATATACAAACCAATACTGGCATGGATCGGTTTGGGATGGACGTAAACATAAGAAATATAAAGGGATGCCAGACGTTGGTAATAATATTGAAGTTCGGCGAGTAAGAACTCAGTCTGGACCTGCAGTGCGAGAAAAAGACCTTGATCGTAATCTTGTTATTTGGGGTGCAGAACTTGTAGACCCAGAGTATCGTAAGGTTAGATTACTTGGTTGGATAGATGCACAAAATGGATATGATATTGGAATCCAAAAAACAGGGTATAAAGTAGTTCCAAAAGAACTATTAAATAAAGACTGGACAGAAGAAGAAATAGATGTTTAAGTTCGGCGAAAACAGTACAAATGCTTCCTAATCTAAGTCCCTTAGAAATAAGCCTAGCATTACTAGGTTTTAGCCTATTGACAATAACTATCCTTTTGACTATACTTGATTATACAAATAAGGGTAAGCATATAAATAGGAAAGATTGGTAGTTATGTCTAGATTTTATGATAAAGATTTTAATCCTTTATTCCCCGATGATAGCGATAGTATTTCTGACATGATAAGACAAGATAGAGATGCACAGGATGCTAAGTTTGATAGGATTATTAGAGAGTCTTCTCATCGCAGAGAGATTATGATGGCACAAAAGATTATTGATGAGAATACCCTTTGCTTATCAGGTGTAGATCCTTGTGAGTCCTGTCAGAAAGAACTTGATAACCAATGACAGAGTTTCATCAACCAGACAAAACTCCAGAAGACATCCAGGACATCCTAAGAACAAATCGGGTAGATAGAGATATAGCAGACCAAGACTTTGCTTCCTATATTAAAAGATATGTAAAAGATAATGACGAGATTCTTACTGCCATTGGATCTGACTATGATGAAACAGGAATACCTTATTGGCTTAAATGGAAAGAAGAACAAGAAGATGATGGTGGGTTAGCCCAAAGGGGATACAACTCAAAACAAATCGAGGGTAGAGACAATGTCTGAATTTTATACTGTCTTAATGGCTATGAAAGAATATGAAAAAGAATTAGAATATAATAGTGATCCATCTGTAAGGCATTATATAAAGGCAGTTAATACTGTTATGAATGACATGCAAGCCTATATAGACTATTTATTAATGGATGAAGATAGTGTTGATGGGGACGATATTAAGCCTTAATGTGGATCATAGAAAGTAATAAGGATAAAGAATATACTCAGGCTAGATGCTATGCCTGCGGGTATACAATCAATGCAGATCTATTTACTAGAGATAATTTAACAATGATAATGGAAGCACATAAATGCAAATTTTCGGGGTAGATATAAGGACCTTCTTAATCCTTTATATAACTATATGAACAATAGAACTAATGAAGATATATTCCTATTCTGGTTTATTATATGCATATCTATGACTATATTAGGCTTTTTAATTACCCCGAAATCAAAATAAAATAGAACAATATTGTACTAAATATGTTATAAGATATAAATATATGGAAAGATATGGAATAAAATGGAGGGAAATGGGAGATTGGGCATCTGCGGCCCTTATCGTAATCCTATAATACATGCCCCCCTATCATAATATTTATAATATGTCAATAGTTTTGGGCATATATTTATATATTCGTAATGTTTTTATGCCCATTTATTTTCCATAATTCTGGGTATATTTTAATAGATTCTTAATACTTTTTGATCAATAGTATATAGATAATAATAGATAATGTTAGATAATTTTATATACCCGAATATTTATTTATATTGAATCAAAATATATAGGTCCTTTACATGAAGGACTATATTCAATAGCACTTTCTACCGCGACTTTTAATCTTCTATTTATATCTTTGTACCCGCGGGTTGTGTATAGGGATCCAAAGGCTATGGTGCCGCCGCTGCCTATGGCGCCTTCCGTAATCTCATTGAGTTGGAAGTCAGAGGAGTCAAATTCAAAGAGGCGGCCCCTAACGGCTATCAACGCCAGGATGCCGCCATCCTTATCATCGGCGGGGGAAGTAGAAGGAGAATATATACCTATAGCATTCTTAAATACTTGACAAAATTTAGTTCTTAAAAATTTAGTTAACTCTTTTCCATTATATCCAGAAGGATCTGGAAGATCAATACTATGTAATAATTGTCCTAAACCAGTTTCACCTGCATACCCTATTAAATATTTTCCATTCTTTTGTATCTTAGGATCAATAATAGATATCATAATACTTTCATCGGATGCCCCGCTATCTGCGGCCATAAAAACTTTTCGGGGGGTAGAAAGATTATCCACTATTCCTACTATACAAGTCATACTATATACACCTTTTGATTAAAATATATTTATATCAATAATACCATCTATATGACTTATAGTCAATATATGGATATATATCTATAGTTCTTAATACTATTCTGGGAATTATATATACCCCTTCTTAATACTTTTGGGGATTTATCTATTGACTTCTTAATGGTTTTATGGTAGGATCTCGGGCGCCCGCCGCCCCCGAAGGGGCAGGAGATCGTTAGTCCTCTGTGTCCTCATCCCGATAAACGGACTCAGACCATAGGTCGTCAAGGTTAGCGTAGTCTTTGTTTGTGTCTACCTCTAGCAGTTCACACATTAACGAATAAGTCTCGTCAATAATCTCTTGACCATTATTCTTTAAGTCAGCCATTTCAGAATTTACAGAGATAGCCAAAGGAACACCTAAATCGTTATAGGTAATAAAATCAGCGTGTATTTTTTCGTCCATACACTTTTTAGCAAACTCCTCTATAATCTGACACTTAGTTAATGTATTCATTTCTAACTACCTTTCCGTCTCTAGTCGCATATTCTTTCTTGTCCCTCGACACTACCATAGTTTCCTCTGATATGTCAAGACCTTTTCTTTCAATCTGGTAATTTATGCCGTCTGCCAAGTTTTTAGCATTAGCAACAATCCCCAAGTGCTGGTTCGTCAAATGGTCAGGAATATCAAATTTCCATTGGTTAAGTGATATCCGACTATCAGATAGAACATTAATGATAAGCCTTGCAATTTTTTCTCCTGAGATAAACATTTGTCCACACCTTTTCCTCTTAGTAGTTTAGCATTTTTGCTAGAGCCTGTCAAGACTCTAGCCATCATATTCTTCGATCATTACTATCTTTAAATAACTACCATCTGCAACAGAGATAGTCTTAGTATCTTCATAGTTATCTAGGACAATAATATCCCACCCCTTCGGGGTATCTAGAAGATTAATAACTTGAAATACTTCATCTTTAATCTTAATTAGATCCCCTACTTCTAGGTAATTAACTAAGATAGTATCTACAACTTTGTATTCATCCATTGTTAACATTGTACCCTCCTATTCTTTGTCTAGTTGTACTTCTACGAAATAATTATCATCATATGGTTTTTCTGTAATAAAATACCCGATTCTATTTACAAAAGACCAACTGTTAGTGATTGTGGGTTCTCCATCATCACCGTCTAAATACGTCCATATACGGTTTGGGTCCTGCTGGCCAATAGCAGCCACATGGTCATACTCAGCACCATAGGTCTCAAACATAAGACCACCTGAACCATCGTTAAAGGAAGCATTACTATCTAGATGGTTTACCATTGGTTTAAAATGGTGTTCCCATTCTTCTATAGTTAGTATTACTTTGTTATAGTTAGGTGAGTCTGGATTAAGATCTGGGTCCAAACAACTACACAACTCGTTGCCACAAAAATTACAGCAGTCTTCGAATTCTTCACTCACTGCCATCATCCTCGTATTGGAAGTCGATTCTGCATTCATCAAGTGCTCCGTCAGCATATTGAATGTGGTCCAAGTAATTCATATCCATGTGGTCCTGAATTGCTTGCTCCAATTCATCAGTGTCATCGAAGTCAACCATATCTGCAAACTCTGGATAAATATCCTGAATCTCTTCAGCAGACAAAGTTACAGTTGACCACATCTGAAGATGTAGTTCTACTTCATTAATCA